AACCGTTAACGACTATAGAACAAACATACAGAAATACACACAAATACCAATCTCGCCTTTATCAAACTTCGAAGTCAAATTGACAGCAACAGCTGTGACTAACTGGAAACTTGAGGTGGGATCTAAGAGTCAGGTCAAAGAGTTCTCTGAAAGTGGATCAGGCTTCGGATCAGTCCCAGTTCAATTTTTCCTGAAAGATGCTGACTTTCAGAATATAAGGCACAATTTTGTGTTCTATTCTCTCAAAGGCACACTTGCTTCTGACGTGACAATGTTAAGTGTCTTCGGGAAGGTCGACTCTGATGACGACAGGACTCCTGACGCCATCTTTAAATCAACAAATCCAAAACATATAGTCTGCTTTGAGCTCAAAACGACAATTTCTCCTTTTTATCTTGATGGAACATATGAGTCTGCATTCACATACTACACAGAGCTGACTACAAGGGCAAAAGAGAGAAATGTTGCTGTACATTATTTTGTTATGGCAGTGTCACCTAATGCCATATGGAGCAATTTCCAGATTTCAAAGAACACACAAAGCTCAATTTGCACACATTTTGCTCTCGGAGAATGGGCTGAGAGGTTAGCTTCGTCAAAGGGTGTGGTTGTCAAGAGAACTCAAGAGGAACAAGATTTCATAGATTCATTTGAACACATGATTGCTGCTATGGCAGATGAGGATAAACTGCCTAGCGACCCTGGTTTGAAGAATCTTCCATTGATTTCTAAAGAACTTATTGAGCATTGGGATAGACTTGAACCTGATGCAGAAGAAAATGCAGCAAAGGGATTCAACAGGGCAATGAGAAACCGGATTCCTCAATATGTCGAGAAATTGAGAACACGAATTTCGAATTGGGAGAAAGATCGGGACAAATTTATAGAAGAAAACTCTGGAATTGGAAGGAGAATGGACAAGAAAGCTCCAGTTCAGTTGCCAATGTTGTTTTGTGACATAAATCCTGCACCTTATTCAATTCAAAAGTTCAGAGATCACACTGCCGAGATGATGAGTATTAAAGGTGATTCAACAATTTCATCACTATGGAAGAGGGCTGCAAATTATGCATACCAAAACAACAGCTTGTTCGAAACTGTATCAATGGATGATTATCTCGAAGCATCAGAGCTAATCATGACTGGAGATTCAGAAAAGAAAGACTTCTTTGCAATTCGAGGGAAAAGAGGCAGAGTCTTGGTCGACACAGATAGCAATGACAGATTCTACATGGCTGAGCATGGATGCAGAGGAAAGAAGCTCAAAGGACTTCCTGAGCTGCAGGACATCGTCAAAGACAAAAAGAAAGCATTCGACTGGAATGTGCCGACTGATGACATAGCTCAATTCATAGACTACGAAGGTTTTGAGCTCCTGGAGCCATTTGGAGCTGACAGTTCTAACACGGACAATAACAATCCAAGGATTAAAAGCTGGGATCTTGTTGGAAATAGAGTCAGAGGGTTACTCTCTGAAGCAGAAAGAATTGCAGGAGGATTCAAAATTTCAAAGATGTTCTTCGAATGGTTTATGACAACAAAGATAGCAAACAGTCTAATGATACATGACATGATAATAGATGAGATCATTTATTCTTTGAATCAGAAATGCACGAAATCATGGTATTTGTTCAGGCAAATAAGGAATTTGCCAATCTTCCTGTTCATGAGATCTACCACTGGAGCTAACAAGATTTCTGTTAGTTTTGCCTGGAATAACAAAACAGTGCAAAACCAAGGTTTGCCTTTCAAAGCCAACAAGACTGACAAAGATTGGAGCTTCACGGACTTTGTCACATTTGACAGACATAGGTTATCCCATCTCGCTAATATGCAATACAAAGCCATGGGTTTGTTAGCTCTTTGGACTCACCTCCACAAAGTGAATGTCGATGATATTCCAAATTTGTTCGACAAGGAGAAGTCAAAAAGTCTTTCCAGTGTCATAAAAGCTTGGTCACTATCCCTGCTCATATGGATGGAAGCAAAAGAGCAAACCTCTGTTGCATTGATACAAATCAGATTCATATACATGGAGTGCATCAGAATGAACCCACTTGGTATTGCTCCATTTAAAACACTTGGGAAACTCACCAAGTTGTTCAGAAGTAGACTCCCAATCCTTTGCTTCAAAAGAATATTCAAAGCTTGTGCGAAGATGATCAAAAACCCACCAAGATTAATGAGTGCCCCATTATCAGAAGACAATGAAGTTCCTGAGTTTTTTGCTGAAAGTGAAAAGGCATTTGATGAAGTTGGTGATGTTAATGCCAGCAAGGACGTTTGGGAAAACCTCATAAATTTCATTGACATGAGTGAAATTAAGTCTTATCAAATTGCTTTAGATTTGTCATATCTCTCTCATTTGCACAACAAAAGTGAACACGAAGAAAGGAACTCCGAGAGGAAAATCTTCACAAAAATGATAGAGGAGGAGCTTAAAATGAGGGACACCGACAAGCAAAACATGGGTGTCAATGACTATTGGGGAGAGGGTGGTCTAGATTTGAAAAGTCATACTTTCAACCCAAATCTCGTCATTGCAATGGGGAAAATGCAGAAGAAGTGGCTTGACAATCATTTTCAGTTTGATTATAACATGAAATTGAAAGAAGGTGTTCATCGAAAACTTTTCAACATAACCCTTGAATCTTTAGCCACTTTTAGGGCGTCTGCAGTCTTCAACAAACCTCTAGACGTCAAATTTGTGATTGGAAATAAAGACACAAACAAAAGAAGGAAACTGGTGGAAGTTGTGCTTAACATGATAAATGAGAAGAGGTTGAAGAGCAATTTCATGTTCATGTCTCTGAAGGATCTACTTGAAGAGGTTGAAGCTGAAGGGATTGCAATCAACCTATTCAGAAAAGAGCAAATTGCAGGAGTTAGAGAAATATTTGTCATGACGGCTTCAACAAGAATGTTGATGCTTTTCCCAGAGACATTTTCAAGAGTCATTTGTGAGGACATACCCTGGGAGATGCTCACTGCGAAAGATCAAAAGATTGAAAAGACCAATAGTCATTACAACAGAGTTCATGTTGAGAAGAAGCAGATGGATGATGCAAGAGTAATAAACTGCATTGATTCAGCAGATTGTTCATCTTGGTCACCAAGATTTGTGATGACTCACTTTGCGCTTTTCTTTAAACAAATTTTGCCCAAGGAGTACTTTCTGGTTTACGTCCGCATTTTAAACTTATTCACAAAGAAGAAGATAGAGCTACCGAGGGCAATGCTCGAGGATTTCTTGACAAAGCAAAGCACTTTTTCAATGACTAACGAAGCGCTCAATGAACTAAAGAGACAGTTCTTAGGAATTTCCGAAAACAACGATCTTGTGGACCCTGGCACTCGTTTCTTAAAATCAGAAAGTCACATGGGTCAAGGACTGCAACATTATGGATCCTCTGTTTATCATTGTGCGCTTCATCTCTACATGAAAACCTACCAGGAAATGCAGTTCACATTTTACAAACAAAAAGGACTTCTACCTGCAAATTCAGTGCTTGTGATTTCAATCAAAGTGTCATCTGACGATTGGTCAATGATAAGAACTATCATTTACACAAGAGATGAGGCAGCAAAGATCAAAGACATGATTCGTTTCCTGAATCTCTGCTCAATGACTAGTGCAGTTGGCTCAGAACATGCAAATGTCAAAACATCAACTGAAAAAAGCACACTTGGGACATTTTCAAATGTGGAGGAATTCAATTCGATGTGGTTCGTGTCAAATTGTCTCATGCTGCCTTTAATAAAGATGTTGTATGCAGCAATGAAGAATCCTTTTTCAGATGACTTTCAGAAAAGAATCATAACCGGAATGGAAGGTCTTAAGAAAATGTCAGAAGCAGGTTCTCCGACCTGGTTGAATTCTGTGCTCCAGCAGTGTCTCGCTAGAGTTCATTATTCTAATTTTGGAGCAAGAATTGATCAACTTTTTGATTTTTATGCAGAAAAACTGAGTGGTAAAATTCACCCAGCTTTTGGATTCTATGTGTTTGAACCTGAAAAACTCTGTGGCATAATGGGATATGAGTATGCTTTGTTCAGAGCAATGAGATCAAACGAAACACTGAGAAGACTAGAGAAAGCAATATATTCTAGAAAAGAGGTGTCCATATCAGAGCTTGGAAAACCAACTTTGAGAGTAACTCTGCTATTGGGAGATGCCAAGGCCTACCTTGGAGCACTTTCAAGAATGAAAATTCCAATGAACTGGAGAGAGATGCTGATCAAGAAACCAATGATCCTCCTTGAAGGCTCAAAGAATATAGAAGACTCTAAGCTCTTAATATATCAGAAAATATACGGACAAGGAGCAATGGAAGCATATAGCTATAGAGTTGATTCAAAGATGGTTGCAAGCGCACTGTATGTTCTTTGGGCTCCATGCGTGACTATTGGTGAGATATTGACAGATGTTAATGATCCTGATCCAATCTTCAAGTCGGAGAAAGACAAAAAGAAAGCTGAACAAAAAGCACAAAAGGAGAAGGAAGAAGCTCTCGCAAAGCTCAGCTTTACAGGGAAAGATTCACTAATCACATCATTGAAAAAAGCCGAGGTGCAAAATGAAGAGTTTAAAACTGTGTATATTAAAAACAAGACCTCTCTTCTCAGAATTTTATCTGAAATCAACCCAGCTGACGAAGATTTTAGTCCTGCTGACATGGCCACTCTTTTTCCAAACATTGAAATTTTTGAAGCGATCGACACAATAATAGACAAATATAGGAGCTCAACACTTGTCAAATATACTGTTCAGAAGGCAAATAGAGTTATCAAAATGCACGTACCAAAGTCTCTTAAGAGAGCTGATATTTCGCTGGCTCTGTGTGCAATGTGGAAATGGTGGGGTATTCGCCGATTTGGGTCAACTCAAATGCTGGAAAAGTCATGGACATCGTATCAGTCAGTCTACAATTGGCTTAAAGATGATCCTGATGAAACTGTCAAAAGCTCACCGTTCAATGATATGATTGGAGTTTTGTCTTTTGTAACCTCGCTTGGAGCTGGATCAAGATCATTTACTGTTCTTGGCCCCTTCAGAGGTCACAGGCCACTGCTCGAACATGTTGATGACATCTGCTCATATGGTTATTATCATGGTTACAGACTCATTACAACGGAAGAGCCAAAACCATCTCATGGCCAAACTTGGAATCACCTGACGAGAATGTTTCAGTCAGTTTTGACACTCCTTGAGCCAATGCCAGAAAAATTATCAGACAGAGTCGAATCAATACTAAATAATCTGATGGAAAACATGGTCAAAGAGAAATCAGAGTCACTGCTCAAATATGCAACATTGAATTTATCAAATGAAATAAACAACCTGCCCAAAAGTGTTGCATCACTCTTGCTGATACTGCTTTGGAAAATAAGTCAGTCGAAATTTGAAATGGTGCTTAGGAACATATCTGTTGGTACTTACTCTTATTTTCTGACAGCTCAAGAATATAAGGATGGTGCATATGTTGGACCTGGTATCCTGATGATATCTCTGGAGGGTGAGCCAATTATGATTCACCTGCAGGACGACAAGTTGATCTCTGTTACATGTAGGTCTATGCAACGATTAATGAACAGAGTGCCGGATCTAGATCACTTTTTGAGAAATGAGCTAAGAATCACAAAGGTTGAAAATGTTGATTTCGACTTCAAGGCAGTTAGATATCTTTGTGTGTCAAGAGGTCAGTATGTGTTGTCATCTAACAAGGGGTCAAAAGTCCCAATATACGAAAACAAAAGCTTGACTGTTGCAATGATTGAAGATGTGAATGTGGACCTTTTCTTCTCCTTTCGAGACAAATCTCTAAAGTTAAGACAAAAATTGAATGATCACGTGTACATTACAATTGTGAAACTGAAGGGAAACTACAAGTTCTTTGACAGATCATCAGTAATAGAGATGAGACAGTACCTGAGTGGAAACTACAAAAAACAGATTTTGGGAGAGTGGATAACTTTGACATCCCCAACTGCAGATGAGCTCAATGCGAAACTCGCGTATGTTAAGAGAGTTTGCTCTTTGACTGATGATGATTTTGAAACAAATGCTCAAAATGTGATGGAATTTAGTGCGAGAATTTACCAGAAGATGGAGTCACATGAACTTAAAAATTTTGAACCTGTCGAACTATGGGAGCAGCTGTCAGTCTTCAAAGCTTACAAAGATTTCCTGAAACAAGCTTTCATGGCAAAAGTCAGCAACATGACTGAAAATCTTCGATTCTCTGTAATGGGGAAGGATACTTCAGCGGTTGAAGATGATGTTAAAGTGACTGAATTTGACATGTCTGCTGAAATGAAAGATTTCTTTTCTGATGACAGCGCATTTGATCTGATTGCAACTCAACAGATTACTGACAAAATGGTTGCTTCAATGACTAGCTCAATAAAGGAACAGGAGGAAGTTAAAGAAAGTAAGCAGGAGGAGGATGAGGATTTCATTGGAGATATAGGAGTCTTAGAGACAGACATTAATATAATATCTGAATTCACCTCAAAACTTCTGTCTTATTCCCTTAGGGATTCAGAGGTTCCGGCTAACTTAGAGTTCAAGATTGAAACTTACCATACATACTTCGACCATTTCATCATGAGGATGAGAGATGAAAGAGAAGATCTGGATGAAATTGTCAATGGAGCGTATAGACCAACTCCAAAAACTCTCGGGGGAATTCTGACGTCCTGGCTAATTGACTCAGAGCTCAAGCCAATGAGACAGACAATTGTCATCCCGGTGAGTAACAAAGACAACAATAATATGTTTGCACAAATTTAAATTGATATTTACACTAGGAATTTGAAGTTTCAAATGATTGAAGCAAAAACCTCAGTGTAAATGTCCACC